CCGTCGGGCCGAAAATAAGTTGTCCGAACGGCCGGCGTCTTATCGGGGCCGTAATGTGCCTGCTCGTGCACGCCGATGTTGCGCAGCCACTCGACCTCAAACCCCTTTGCATCGGCGTATTCCTTGAGGGTCAAACCTGCAGGGGGAGCCGCGCCGTTCCGCGTCCTGATCAGGTCGTCGCGACCGGTCACCTCGGCGGCGTAAACCAGGGTGGTCGCAAAATCGACGTCGCGCATCTTCATGACAACATCGAAGATCGACGCTGAAGGATCGCAGCTGCAGCGCGCCTTGCCGGCCTCGGCATCCCAGCGCCAGCTCGGATGACGGTCGTCGTGCCCCGGATAAGGGCAAAGAATGTGATTATTGCCTTCAGTGGCGCGCCAATCGATGCCAAGCCGGTCGAGGATCTCGGTCTCGTGCCCAACGACGGCCTCCTTGATGGCGCGCCATTGCACGTAGCGAGCGGATTGCGGCTGCGCGTCATTGAGGTCGACCGTCATTACTCGCCGCCCTCGCTCGCTTCGCGAGCCATCTCTTCGAACTCGCGCATCTCTTTTTCATCTTCGTCAATCAGACGGCGGGCTTCGGCGTAGCCGAGATGATGGGTCAAAGCCTTCAGCAGATCAGGTCGTGTGTCCTTATCTCCCAGCGCCTCGATTGCCTGCCAGATGATCGCGAAGCACAATGATGTCCGATTGAAAGCGAAGCATTCGCGGCCGCGTTTAAAGTCACGGCGTCGCGTTATCTTTTTGACCATGCCGAGTACCGCGGCCCGCGCTTCGTGTGCATTGATGGCGTGATAGCGCAGCGTTTCCTGGGTGTCGCCCTCGACCTCACTCATCTTCTCTGCGTCTCCTCAATCCAAGATGACCAGCCCCTCTTCGGCGCGGGTTATTGCCGTGTAGAGCCAGCGGTTGCGGTCGGCCCTGGTCGCACCCCACTTGTCGTCGAGGATGATGACGTTCGGCCACTGCGAGCCCTGCGCTTTGTGGCCCGTGATGGACCAGCCAAAGGTCGCTTCGACCAGGCGCTTCTTGATCCGCCAGTCGCGGTCGTCGCGCCCCTTGTCGAGCTTTTCATGGTCGAGAAAATGTCCGGCGTAGACCATCATAGTGCCGAGGAAGTCGCCGTCTTCGCTGGTAATGGCGGCGCGGAACCGGTCGTCGCCGGCGGGCGAGATATCGTCGAGCTGCAAGAACATGCCGTTGAGCAATCCAGCGGCGTTGTCGTTCTTGAGGCAGATAATTTTCTCACCCGGGCCGGTCGGCAATGGACCGCCATTGAAGCCGGCGGCCTGGCGCATCGCGTTGTTGAGATTGCGGCGGGTCGTGTTGTATCCGCAAATCACCTGGCCGCCATTGAGCAGCTGCGCGGCGCTGACATCGCGCTGCGGCATCTTCCACACAAAGCTGTCGTGCTGACCGTAGGGAATGAACTCGCCTTGCCGCGCCATTGTCGCGAGACGGATGACGGCGCTCTCCGCGGCCTGCCGGTGGATCTCGGTCAGCATCACGTCGGGATCCTGCTGCGTGAAGGCGCCCGCCTTATCCTTCACCGGCGGCAGCTGGCCGGGGTCGCCGATAACCAGGGTCGGCTTGCCAAAGCTGAGCAGATCGTCGGCCATCTCCGCCCCGACCATAGAGACCTCATCGAGCACCACGAGCTTAGTGTCGCGGAGCTCGCTCTCCTCGTTGAGCGTGAACCGCGGCTGCCGCAATTCCCTCAGCTTCATTCGCAACGTCTGGATCTCAGCGCTGGCCTGCAGCCCCTCGCCGCCGGCGGTCTCGGCTTCGAGATCCTCGATCTGTTTCCTGAGCTCTGTGATCTCGCGCTCGTTGGCCTCGTACACGCGGTAGATCAAGCTGTGAATCGTGCGGCACGGCAGCCCCTTCTTGCGCAGTACCAGTGCCGCCTTGCCGGTGAACGTGCCGTAGAGGACGTCGCGATCATCGAGCCCGAGCTCGGCGGTGACGTAACGCACGCTCTCCGACTTGCCGGTGCCGGCGTAGCCGAAGAGCCGGTACACCTGCTGTTCTTTGGTGCGGTTACGAAACCAGTCGCTGATGTCGCGGACGGCTGCGGCCTGTTTGTCGGTGAGAACGATGTCAGACACGGCACGGCATCGCGATAAAGAGAGTGGAGGGGTTTTGCGGGTCGCGCATGATCGCGGGCGCGCCGGCCTCGAACTCGAAGTGCAGCGTTTTCCCGCCAATGTGTTTGGCAATTTCTGTAACGTATTGGGCATTGAACCCGGTCACGATCGGGTCGCCCGCAAAATGGCAGTCGATTTCCTGACGCCCCTCTGCGCCAGTGCCGTCGATGGTCGCTACGGTGAGACAGTTCGCCTCGACAGTGAATTTGACGATGCGGGTTTTGCCGTCGGAGATCGTCGCTACGAGATCGACAGCCTCGATGAAGGCGGCGCGATCGATCTCGACAATGCGGTCATTATTGGCCGGGATTACCCGTTCGTAGTCGGGATAGGTTGCGTCGATCACTTTTGAGACGAGAACGGCTTCGCCGATGGTGAACATGATTTTCACCTCGCTCAGAGCGATCTCCGCATCGCCGGTCGCGTCCTTCAGGAGCTGCTGCAATACGGCGACGGTTTTTCGTGGAATGATGATGCCTGGCATGCCGGCCGCACCGGCGGGCAGTACGGCGCGCGCCAATGCGAGGCGATGGCTGTCCGCCGCGACAGCGCGGAGCTCCCTGTCGGCGGTATGCAGGTAGACGCCGCCCAGGTAATGGCGGCTTTCCTCGGTCGAGACGGCGAAACTGGTGCTATCGAGGAGGCGACGCAGCTCGAGGGCCTCGAGGCGGAAGCGATACGGCAGATTGCCGGTCGGGAATTCCGGGAACTCGTCGGGCGGCAGGCTCTGCAATTTAAGGCGCGCCCGGCCGGCCTCGATCCGTAATGACGAGGCGTCTGCCGCGATGCGGGCGAGGCTGTTGTCGGGCAGCCGCCGCGCGATGTCGTGCAATGTTATCGCGGACGCCGTAGCACCTCCTTCGCCTTCGACGCTCATGGCCGCGCGTATGTTCGAAACCTCGCCTTCAACGCCGACGGCGGCGCGCGTGGTCAAGACCAGGTCCATATCCGTGGCGGTGAACGTGACGCCGCCGGCACCGGCGCGGATCAGGACATGCCCAAGGATCGGGATCGTCGTGCGGTGCTCGACGATGCCCGCGAGCCGCGCCATTACCGTCCGCAGCGTCGTCGGAGCGATCGCGAATTTCATTCCTCCTCCCAGCAGTAGGCGTTGAATTGACAGAAAGCACACATGCGAGTGGGCATTAGCGCGATGCGCGGCGGCAGCCAGCCCCGCACAATGCCGACGGCGCGGTCGACGAGCCGCTGTGCGGTGGCGAGATCGAATGGAATAAGCTCGTGGTAGAGTGACTGATCGTTCTTGTTCAGCGCGCTGAACAGGCACGCCTCGACATCGAAATACGCCATATACAGACAGCACTGGCCGTAATAGACCGGTTTACTGATGCGCACGCCCACTTTGGCAGTCTCCTGCCACGACCGGTCGTTCAGCCCTTTGGCTTCCCACAGCACGGGATAGGCGAAGCCGAAATCCGGGCCATCCACGATGATGCCGTCGGCGTGGCCTTCGATCGGGCCGTCGCTGAAGGCGTATTGGCCGCCGGTCGCGGGGTCGATCGTGCGCAGATCGAAACCGGCGCGCTCCATCCAGGAGGCGAGCACGCGCTCGAGGACGTGACCGGTCTCGAAGATGCGCAAGGAGCGGCCTTCAACGGGCGCGCCGGGCGCGCCGCGCCATGCATAGGCGACACGGCGGGCGCATGGATCACCCAGCATCGAGGCGCCCATATATGTCCGCCGCGGCTCGGCCTTGCGGGCTTCGCCGAGCGCGCCGTCAATACAGGCGTTGACGCGCTCGCCGAGCGATGGCGCATGCAGACAATTGCGGCCTGGGGCATAACCCGAGCCGTGATTGAAATCGACGGTCATATCGGGATTTCGCCGCGCGCCGATTGTTGCTGCATCGAAGCACGCAGGCCATTCCATACCGCCTCGATGACACTGTCGATCTGCTCGGCACTGCAGTCGTTGAAGGCCTCTGCGACACCGATCTTCACCAGTGCGTCGTAAAGCGCCTGGCGGGCCGCTACGATCGCCTCGCGCTCGATGTGTGTCAGTCCAGCCAAGTACCCGATCTCCTCATTGATGAAGCTTTCCATGGCGCTGCGAATGAGCCTGGCGATGGTTCTGGCGCAATCCGCCGCGCACACCGGGTAGACCAGTGAGGCCCATTGGAACGGCTCGGTAGCCTGCCGGCCACAGACCACGCAAACTTGCAGCGGATTGGTCAGACTGCGCCCGGCAAGGTTAGCTGCCGCGGGTCCGGCGCGGCCTCCAGCTCGCGCAGCCGCGCCGCCCGCAGATCGTTGTAGGTGCCGACTGCCGCCCACGCCATCCCGAGCAATTCGTTCTGCTTCAATGAGCCGATCGGCCGGCCGAGATTGATCTGGCTGTCCTTCAGCCATTGGCCCATCGACCGCGCCACTTCTTCCCACATCTTCTGTTGCCATTCGTCCCGCTCTTGCTGGAATGGCGAGGGGGTTTCGCGCCCCCTCACTTCCTGTCTCCCGTCAGCCAACTCGGCCCCTGCGCCGGCGCCGCCGGCATTGCTGCTGCCGGCGCATCGGATTGCCAGGCGGGCTTCGGCGGCGCTGGCGGTGCGGATGGGCGGGCAGCGCTGTTGCCTGCAGCCGACGGCGCCGGCGCAACCTCTTTTCCCGCCTTAAGTGCCGGATAGTGGAGCTCGCCCGGGACGACGACGTGCGCAATACGGTTCCGATCGGGGTACTGGCCGCCGTCGGGCGTCGGGCCGCCGCGCTCGATCCCCAGCCGTGCGAAGAATTCGATGCCCTCGAGGTCGCGGAACCCGCGCACGACTCGCTTCGCCTTCGCGGCCTCGCTCATATCCTTGGGATCGAGACCGAGGGCAGAGTCGATCATGGCGCGGAGCAAGTCTTTGGTGATGTTCCAGCCTTTCGAAACACCGCCTTCGGTGAGTTTGCCGCCGGCGACGGTGAGGTTTTGAAAGAGCTTGCGGCCGGCGTGCGGGCCGGACATCACAGTGAACTCGCAATCGAGGTAGGCGACGTCGCTGGTGAGCGAAGCTTTAAAGAGGCCGAGATCGCTCTCGGCGCCCCCGGCGAGATTCTCGCCGCCGGGGCGAAGCGCCAGGCGCAATGCGCAGTATGTGCCATCAGGGATGACGCCGTCGGGGCGCTGTTCGTTGGCGTCATTGAAATCAACAGACATGGGCTAAACCTCCGTTTCAGGTTGTGCCGGTGATCTTCTCGATCAGCCGGCCGAGATGCGGCTCCTCGATCAGGTCGAGGCGGCCGCTGCGGTCTTTGGCGGGCAGCCGCCAAGGATTCGGCGAACGGCAGCAAAAGGCGCGCACTGCGCCGCTGCCGGGCGCGTGCTGCCAATCGGCTTCTTTCGACCAGTCGAAAAGATCGAATGTGACGACCTGGTCGGTGATAAAGGGAAGCTCGCGCCCGACCTTCGAGCCTTCGAGCTGCGGCTCCCAGCGGCCGGGGCTGTCGGGTGCGTTTTGCAGACCGCCGACAAATATCGTTGTGTGCGCGGGCGCGTGCTGCAGGTGCCGCAGCGCCCGGGTCATCTCTTTGGCCATCACACCGTATGCCGTCCGCAGATCCGGCCGACCGGTCCGTTCCGAGAATGCCTGCGGCTGATTTTGGGCCCAGACGAGGCAGAGTCGTGTCGCCTCGGAGAGGCTGTCGAGAAACAGTGTAGTGATGCCAGTCAGATCGAGTTCGCGGTAAACCGACGTGACATGTCCATGGTGGGCGGCAGAAAACGGGTCCGCCGCGTTCGCCGCCGGATCGGCGCCGCCAATCAGGCAGAAAAGATCCATTGCGGCGCTGTAGTCGCGGATCGAGACGCTGCGACCGGGCCAGTCACGCACCGGAAGCATTCCGGCCTCGCAATCGAGGAACAGCGTGTGCTCGGGATCGAGGCTGCGGACGAGAGATGTCTTGCCGATGCCGTAGGGGCCAAAGAGCGCGATCGAGACTTTGCGCTCGCTTTCGGCGAGGCGCTCGACGGCGGTGACGAGTTTAAACATAGACATTTCCCAGGGTGCGGTGGTCCGCTCCGAAGAGCGGGCCACCATTGTTCTCCCCGCTACAGCAGAGCGGTTTCGACCTGATCGGTGATCGCTGCGACCTTGCGTCGGGTACGGCTCGAGCGTTGGTCGATGCGGCGAATCCGTTCCGCCAAGCGGGAGACAATCTCGACCAGGTTGCTGATCCGCGCTGCGGCAGTAAGATCGGGCACCGGCACTACGGGCCGAGTCTCGATCGCGGCCAGGTGACCAGCGAGGCGCTCTATCGTGCTGTCTTGAGCGCTGAGCCGCTCCTCGATCCGGGCGAGCAGAGCATCGCCGGCGTC